TCGAATCCCAGGCCCGGAATGTGGAGGACCTGGTCTTCACGCAGGTAGTGCGTTCTGGCCGTCGTGCTCACGCCCTCATCTCCGTAGGTCGTATACGCATAGACCAGCTGGCCAGTCTCGGCCCGGCCTACCATCATCCTGTTGGGGAGGAGCGGGTACAAAGCTACTACGTCTCCAAAGCCGTTCCGGATTATCTGTGCGTAGGCGTTGCCATATGTGCACAGGTGGCCCATCATCGTCTCTCTGAAGACGAAGGACGTCATGTCCGGGTTGGGCTGGTCGTGCAGGATCCGGTACAAAGGATGGTCGTAGAGCTTCTTTTTGGTGCCGTCCGGCTGGTATTCATAGATGTTCAGAGGGAGCTGTGCGATGCCCTCAGCGAGGACCCTGATGCAGGCATAGACCGCCGACTGCTGCATGGCCGTGAACTCATTCACGATCTTGCCGCTCGCCGTGGGCCCGAACAGAAACGTCCTGTCATTCTGGATGTACAGGTCGTGGACCTCGTTGACATCTTCAGTCGGCTCCCTGGAGTGAAACAGTTTCGAGAGAAAAGAAAGTGCTGCCATAGCATTGTCCTCCTAGAAAACGAGAAGCGGCCGGTCATCGTATACCGATCCCTGCTGGCCGCCCTGCTTGATGGCACGGTCCAAGCCCATGACCATGGCTACCGCGCCGTCGATCTTCTCAGTTGATTTTTCCTTGTCCATCTTGATGTTCCCGGCAGGATCCTTTCGGATGAACACGTTGTCCATCATCCACCTGAGCACCGGGTGGCCTCCGTGGGCCAGGCGCTTCTCCAGCGTCAGCTTCATAAGCTCCTTCGTGGGCGGGCTCATGTCCCTGAAGCCCTGTCCGAAGGGCACCACCGTGAAGCCCATGTCTTCCAGGTCCTGAGACAGCTGCGTGGCGCCCCATCTGTCGTAGGCGATCTCTACGATGTTGAACATGGTGCCCAGCTCCTGGATCCGCTCCTCGATGTACCTGTAGTGGATCACGTTGCCCTCTGTCGTGCTTACCAGGTCCTGCTGGACCCATACGTCATAGGGAACGTGATCGCGCCTCACACGCAGATCTACGGTCTCTTCAGGGACCCAGAAAAACGGGAGGATATCGAAGACGCCCTCATCCATGTCGGTCGGAGGGAAGACCAGGACAAGGGCCGTGATATCTGAAGTGCTCGACAGGTCGAGGCCTGCATAGCACTTGCGGCCCAGGAGGCTCTCCTTCATCAGCTGCATCTTGTCGACCGGAGCGCTGCAGGCGTCCCACTTGTCCATAGGCATCCATCTGACGGCCTGTTTGACCCACTGGTTGAGCCGGAGCTGTCTGAAGGCATTCTCCTCCGCAGGATTCTGCTTCGCGCTCTCACAGGCGTTTCTGACAGTCTCCTCGCGGACCGTAATGCCCAGGGACGGGTTCGCTTTGTACCATGTTTTCGGATCGGTCCAGTCGTCGTCCTTGCCGGCTCCGTAGATCACCGGGTAGAACGTGACGTCATGCTTCCGGCCCTCGATGATGTCCACAGCCTTCTGATGGATCTCCCAGCAGATGGAATTCTGGTTATCTCCTGCAGTGGTGATCAGGAAGAACAGGGGCTGCATCCTAGCATCGCCGGAGCCCTTTGTCATGACGTCGAACAGCTTCCGGTTCGGCTGGGTGTGCAGTTCGTCAAAGACGACGCCTGAGATGTTCAGGCCGTGCTTTGTGGCCACATCCGAAGACAGCACCTGGTAGAAGCTGTTGGTCGGGAGAAATAGTATCCTGTTAGAGGATTCCAGGATCTTGCAGCGCTTCATGAGGGCCGGGCAGAGCTTGATCATGTCGACGGCCACGGAGAAGACGATCTTTGCCTGCAGACGGTCGGCTGCACAGCCGTAGACCTCCGCACGCTGCTCTCCGTCCGCGCACAGGAGCAGGAGAGCGACCGCTGCCGCCAGCTCGCTCTTCCCTTGCTTTTTCGGGATCTCGATATAACCGGTATTGAACTGCCGGTAGCCGTCTTCTTTCAGGGTTCCGAAGATGTCCCGGATGATCTTTTCCTGCCACGCCAGGAGCTCGAAAGGCTTGTTGTACCACTGGCCCTTTGTGTGACGCAGGCTCTGAATGAATGCCACGGCAAAATCGGCAGCGCCCTTGTCATAGTGCGATGTCGGCGCCATGAACTCTGTCGGTGTGTAATTCATTTCTCTCCATCAAAAAAAGCGCCCTAGCCGAGGCGCTTATGCAATGCTGCTTATCTGTTTTGCTTTGCTTCCTGTAAGGTTTTCCCATCTCTGGATTATTACATCGCAGTATTTCGGATCGTACTCCATGGTGTAGCACTTGCGCTTGATCTGTTCGCAAGCGATCATCGTGCTCCCGCTGCCTCCGAAGAGATCAAGGACGATCTGTCCGGGTTTTGTGGAATTGTGTATGAGGTCGGCACACATTCTTACCGGCTTCATCGTCGGATGCAGGGAGTTGGCCAAAGGTTTGTCTTCGTAGATCACGCTTGTTTTGACCTTGTCGGAATAGATCTCCTCAAGCAATTTACGCATTTCATCCTTTGTCATCTTCCTGAAGTCGAGCTTATCCTCGATCACGGTCGGATTGTCGTATTCCTTGATGAAGTAATGTGCGGCGCCGGCTTTCCATCCGTAGATGCACGGTTCGTGTTTCCACTTGTAGTCCTGCCTGCCCAGTGTGAATGCGTTCTTAACCCAGATGAGTTCCTGTTTCGGGATCAGTTCAGTATCCCGGACACACTTGTAAAAATTGTAGCTTTCGCAGGAAGCATACCAGATGTAGAACGACCCCCCGAACGTACGTTTTCACTTGCATTTCTGAATGCCGCTGATAAGAAACGTGAAAACTGTTCATCAGGAAGATCATCATTTTTTATGGTCATTCCTTTGCTGTTCTTGACGGCGACATTGTAAGGCGGATCAGTGAAAAGCAGATCTGCCTTTGCTCCGCTCATAAGCCTGCGAACGTCTTCAGAATTGGTGCTGTCTCCGCACATGAGAACATGATCCCCGAGCTGCCAGCAGTCTCCGAACTGAGCCTTGGGTTTTGTCGGTACGCTCGGAACCGTATCTTCCTTGACGTCACGAATGTCAACATCCTGGAAGATGTCCGAAGCGCTAAGTCCATACAGCTCCATGTCAATGTCGTGAATCTCTGCAATCTCTTTTGCGAGCATGGCCATGTTGAACCCGGAGTCCATCGTCGTCTTATTATGGATAATCATATAGGCCCGGCGCTGCTCATCTGTCAGGTCATCGAGCCTGATTATCGGAACTGTTTCAAGTCCCAGTCTCTTTGCAGCCTCATAACGGCCGTGGCCTTCGACGATCTCATCGTGCCACACTCCGATCGGGTCTTTGAACCCGACCTCTTTTATTGATGCAATTATCTCCTGAATCTGAGCTTCCGGGTGGAGTTTTGCGTTCTGTTTGTATGGTCTAATCTCATCTAAAGAGACGTATTCTACTGTTAATTCACTCATAGGCTTTTCTGTTTGAATAGGGATTCCATCATGTCAGTGTGAGGGCTGCCTGTGGAATAATCCGTGGAGCAATTCTCTTTTACGATGGAATAAATTTCAGCCCAGTCGCGGGCCATTGCCGACTTATACTTTTCAGCCATAGATACGAACGGGCTGGCAATCGGCTCTCCTGTCGTAGGATGTTTTGCCACCAGGCCGTACTGACTGATTGCGTCTTCGCATTGGATCCAACGTGCAGCGCTCATCGCATAGCGTTCGATTGAGTCTGGGTTTACAAGCTGGTCAACTCCCTTTTCAACCAGCCATTCCCAGGTTGATTTGTATATTTTCTTTGCCTGAAAGACCTCTCCGGTTACCTGTTTTCTTCCCAGGAATGCCTTTGGTTTTGGCATGTCCTTTCCTTCAGGCATGCTCCCGGGCGATGTCATTTCCAGGACCTTGATTTGCCGGTGGCCGAGGTTGCCTTCAGCGATTTTATCGGCTAGTGGCTTGCGTTTGGCACCGGAACCGGCCCTTCGGCCTCCCCTCATGGTGCCGTCCTTAGCCATAGTTGTGCTCCTTCTGGTCTGGTTCCCTTATTAGGGCGTTTGATTCTGCGAAAATCTGCGCGAAGG